ATGGCCTTTTATAAAGTTGAACCCCGGGCGAAAGCGAACGGGGAGCCGCGCTATAAATGCACAGTGAGAGTCAAGTCCAAAGGGAAAATAGTATACAGCGACACCCGGACTTTTGGCAAAAATGCAGCCGCCGAGGCTTGGGGCAAAAAGCGGGTGGCTGAGTTGGAGCTCAACGGGGTACCCACCCAGGGTACCCAAACAATCTTGCTGCGAGATTTCATTGCCAAGGTGATAGACGATCCTCACATTGAACTAAAAAGAACCAAGCTTTATGTGCTGCAGATGCTTGCTGACTGTGAAATAGGCGCACTTCCTATTGATAAGATCACCTCTGCTGATGTTGTTAAGCACTGCAAGATGAGGCGCGAAGCTGGCGCCGGGCCAGCAACGGTTGCACACGATGTGAGTTATCTACGCTGGTGCCTGAAAACGGCCAGGGTAATGTTGAGCCTTGATATCACCGATGCGGCCGTGGTTGATTCCTATGAAGTGCTATACAACCAGAATCTTATTGGCAAGTCGGAACGCCGCCACCGCCGGCCAACGTCCGATGAGATAGAAAAGCTTAAAGAGGGGTTGCTGGCTAGATCAAGCCACAGGGCAAGCATTGGTATCCCCTACGTTGATATCCTTGATTTCTCGATACTCAGTTGCATGAGGATTGGGGAGGTATGCAGGATTAAGTGGGAAGACGTTGACGAGGCTCAACGCGCTGTATTGGTGATGGATAGAAAGGACCCACGTAAAAAATCCGGCAACCACATGCTGGTGCCATTACTGGGCGGTGCGTGGGAGATATTACAGCGACAACCAAAAGAGGATGACCGCATTTTCCCTTACAACGAAAAGAGTGTGACGGCCGGATTTCAGCGGGTTCGTAATGCTCTTGGTATCAGTGATCTGCGGTACCATGACTTGAGGCGTGAAGGGGCAAGCAGGCTGTTTGAAAAGGGATATAGCATTGACGAGGTAGCCCAGGTCACTGGTCACAGGAACATTAATACACTCTGGCAAGTTTACACTGAGCTATTTCCTAAGCGCCTGCACGATAAGGATTTTTTGAAATGATAAAACATTGGTATTCTTAAGATGTTTTGCATCAAATAATAATAGAAATTTTTGAAATAAAAAACTTGCAAATGGTCGCGATTGCGACCATAATAAATTCAACGGTTCGGCAATGGGTCGAACCAACTCAGAAAAGTGAGATAAATTATGAACAACAATCAAATCGTTTTTTCAGCTGTTACTGGTTTTGAAGCCTCTTATAAACCAATGGGTGCAGCACAGGAATACAACACATCAGATTTTGACGAAATTCATTCAGTCGTTGAGGGTACAGTTGATAATGCTGATATTCTTGGCTTAGAGATAAACACTTCTGAGGTTGATATTGATGAAGTAACAAAAGCAATATTCAACTTTCACAATTGCGAGTCTGGTCAAGGCTCCGACTTGGATTGTATATTTAATAGCTTATCTTAATTACGAAGCGGCCGCAGCGCCGCTTTTTTATTGGAGTTATTATGACTAACTACGAACTAAAGCAGCTTAGACGCTTACTGTTTCTCGAAGTTAATGAGGCGGCTAGGTTGATAGGCGACTGTGAACCTCGAACATGGCAGCGCTGGGAAAAAGGGGATCGCCAAGTTCCTGGTGATGTAATAGAAACATTGCAAATGCTGGCATTGTCTAGGTATGAAATGCTGCAATTTGAATTCGATGAAACCAATCCTAACTACCGTTATTTCGAAACCTATGATGAATTTAAGGAGGCAGGTGGTGGAGGTAACGAATTAAAGTGGCGTTTGGCACAATCTGTATCTGCAGCATTGTTATGTGAACGCTCTGCTGATTATTGGAGAACGCAAGAGATTGTTCGTCCTGAGTAATTTTAGTTGCCAAATGATCAGTGCTAGCGCCGATTTATTATGTAAAGTAATAAAACCCTTTACCAAAGCTATAAGTTCAGACAAGGATTTGCGAGTGCGGCAAGTCGGGCGCCGGGCCCAGTACCCGGCCATCCTGAATATAAACGTATGAGCCAACATTGCCGCTGCCGGTTGCCCGGAATGTTTTACCGCTTCGCGTGGTTGCAGTCACTGTGCCATCGGCGTTCTCGGCGTTCACCTTGGCTATCTCCCGCGCTGGCAGCAGCTCACGTTTCAGTTGTTTCAGCATTATGCCCCCTGTCTGATTAAACCAGCGTTCTGGCGCACGGTAAGGCCGCTACTGCTCATGTTTGCGCTGATGGTCACGGTATCACACAGCGCCTTATAGACTTCACCGCGCCAGGTAATACCAATCAGCTGGCCAGGGCGCAGCGGCGGCAAGTCGGCCATCACTGTGGTGTTGATACTGACTCTGCGCTTGGTACCTGAATCGGCAATGGCATTGGTACCTGCCAGCCGGGCGGCCTGGGTATCAACAATCAGCATGTTGCTGATATCGTCTGTTGGTTCGTCACCGGCGGTACCATTAAGCCGAACCTCTACCGAAACGCCCTGCTGTTCCCCGCGCACCCAGGCGACATTGCATTGCTGGCCACGTTCTGTTTGCTCGCTGTGATTGAAGATCACCGCATCGTGCAGCAATACGTCAGGAATTGCGGCGGCCATGCTCCAGGGCGTATAGGTCCAGCGCGGCAGGATCCTGAGTTTGCTGTTATCTTCGTCCGGGTCCACCATGCAGCCAACCAGCCCGGCCAACTCGGCCACAGCATCCAGCGGCGTTTTGCCGCTAACTGAGCAAACCCCTGCCGGGATCACAAAGTCAGGTACCTGTACCAGCTCGATGCTCCAGCCGCTGTTGGCTACAATATCGCTCAGGCAACCGGCGAATGACCGGGCCGCTTGATTGTGGTAACTGATCTCACGCTTCCAGGGCCAGGCCAACTGAGAAGCCCGGCCCCTGGCGGCTGAGGTGTAGCTGTTAGAGGCCCAGGCTTCGCTGCTGCTCGGCGCCTCGGCCAGCAAGTAAAACTCATAGCCGTTAATGCCAATACGCAGCACCTCATCAACTGCCAGTAGCGCATCACCTTTGCTTGAGAACTTGATGCTGCCAGAGGTCACAAACTGGCTACGGCTGTCGGTTATGCTCACTTCGGTGATCACCAGCTCGCGGTTATCTGAGAGGCGGTGACAGGTCAGTGTCGGTTGCATTAAATACAGTCTCCGGATCTGTGGTTCAATGGGGACTTTGAGATCAAGCGGTGGCTGAACTGGGTTAGCATCTATCAAGCCGCCGCCATCATCCCAGTAGCAATGCCGTGGGTTTGGCTTGAACTTCAAGCTGACTGGGCTCTGGTTGTCCTGCCAAGGTTCACTGAAACGGATAGTGATTGGCCCTGGCTCAGGTGGCAGGTAGGCATCAGAGCAAATCCAAACGCCCCGATGCGGCCCCCATGCTATGGCAGGTTCTGCGCCGCGCTGATCTTCATGGCTGTAGCTGATCTCAGTTTCGCCATAGCATTCAATACCAAAGGCCCAAGCAATGGGCTGAGGTAAATAAACACTGCTAAGCGCTTTCCATCCAAGCTGCCAGATGGCTTGCCAGGCTGCAGGGTTTAACCAGCGAATACCGGCGGCCGTCTGCAGCGGTACCGGCAGGCGCCAGGTAACTGCAGTTGAATGCTGCAGAGCATCTTTGCTTTGCCAGTTTGTCAGCACCTCAATGCCATGCTGCCTGCCTTGGCTCCAGTAAACCTGCAGCCTGTCGGCAATGGCCGTAGGGCTCTGCCAGCTGAGTGCCAGCTGGGCGGTAGTGTGCGGCCCAACCATAGGCAGCTGCAGCTGCTGCTCAGTCTGGTGATTATGGATCCAGCGAATAGCGATATCGGCGCCGAGAGAAGGCTCTGGAATATCCGGCCCGGGATCCGGTGGGATATCACCACCAAATCTAATTTCAACCGGGGAAGTTAAATTCTGCCATGGTTGGCTGAATGTAATGGCTATCCCGCCCCTATCGAATCTTGGTGATACCGGCGATTGAAGATCGATCCATGCTTTGCTGAATCTCAACATCAGTTATCCTTAGACTAAGGGGATATTGCCATCACCCGGCTCAAGCTTTATACCGTCCAAAACTGCAGCATTGAATTGCCTGTCATCATCCAGCAATAGCAACAAAATATCATTCATGTGCTGATAAATAGGCGGCAAGCAAATGCTCTTGATATGTCCAGAGGCAAAGTCTCCGGTGCGAAGCACCATCATTCGACTGCGATCTAAAACAATAAAGCGCTCAGCCTGTGGGTCAGCGTCCATGGTCAGCTTTGACATTGGGGTAGGTGTTACCCTGTCTGGCATTATTCCTAGTAGTTTACTCATACCATACCTCTGCATTTATCCAATAACTACAACCACCATTGTGAGGGTTAGGTACAAGGTAGTGCTGTTGGCCGAATATCTCTTTGGTTACAGGCCAAAGCTGGTCTGAATATGCTGATGACGATGAAACAAGGATTCCCGGCCAAGTACCTCTGATAGGTGGCTGCAATACGCTATTAACAAAAGGGATACCCTGGGAATCCTGATATTCAGTCGTTACCTGTGTGGGGTGATATCCATCCAACCCAATAATAAACTTACCGTAGACAGGGTTTGGAGAGCCCACTCCAGGTGCTGCGGTGGAACTGTTGAATAGATTTCCTAATGGAAAGATAAGCTCATGCCTTTTTCGGGTATCAGCGCCTGTCACTTCACCATACCGACCAACTTCATGCCCATCATAAATATACCCAATACTGAATTGATAGTTTCCTGATGCGTTATCGCTGCTAGCCTTGCCAAAGATACCGAAGCCATTAACATCATTTAAATAACAAGAATCCAGTGATCCAACGCCAAAAGTCGGGTTGTCTCTGGTTCCCATGGCCATATACGGATACTGGGTGCTTGAGGTTAAAATATAGAATGCCAGTGAGGTTGCCAGCACAATCCACCTGTCCGGATATGATGAACCACCAAATGTATATAGATAGCTTGCGCCAGGTGTGGTGTTCCAGTCTGGATCAATCTGTGTAATTAACGGGGCTGTCTGAATGGAAATTAGGTTATTGTTGCGTCCATCCTTATACCTACTCCAGAAATGCATAAATCCACCTGGGTAACCTGGAACGTCTGCAGCTGTCCTAAAAACTATCTTCTCATTAGTGGCATCTTCCAAGGCCACAGACCACCCGGCAGGCTGTTTGGTGCCATATCCATCAACCAAGCACTTGCGAAGGATCTCAATCCATTCAGCATAAGTTCTATTTTGCAGCTGAGGTGCGCCGGGATCGTCCCAGCGGTAAACCGTTACTGGTAAAGACATTTGATAAACTCCAAATTAAGGCCCGGTTGGGCTGAGACTTTGATTACGATTCGGTACCACGGAAGCTGAGCACAGATTTATCATCGGTTATCTGGCTGTGGCCGCTCTGGACTGAGCGAATTGCCTGGACTGGTTTTGATGCAGCATACTGCTGGAACCTGGCCGCTTCACCCGGTTGCCAGCCGCCGCCGAACGCGCCTTGGCGAATGATGAAAAATGGCAGTCCTGTAGCCGGGTTGTTTGGAATAAAGTCATTCAATGTGTCACCAGTGGCCACCTGGCCCCGACCGCGGCCAATGAGCTTGAAGGTTTCCCCTGAGCCGGTAAACACCAGCGCCCAGTCTTCATTTACCGCGCTTTCGTTGACCACTTCGATGGGGTATTCAATCACGTTCAAGCTGCCATTTGCTGGCGCCCCGTCTTGATCCCAATTTCCATCCCAGGCGGTCATATCGCGCACTTCACCGATGCGGGATTCCAGCTCACCGAGTTTGAGAATGCTCGATACTGTGGCGCCAAGCTGATAGTCATTTTTCAATTGGCCGGCGAGCAGCAAAGAGTTATCTGATACCCCAGTTACCATGGCCAGCTCGCCAATGGTGTCTGACAGAATGAAAGGCGCGGTGAAGCCAGGGAACGCGCTCTGGATTGTTACCACGCCGGTTTCTTTGTCATGCTCGAAATGCTGATCGTCTACTGTCCAGAGGCTGAGGCCATCGGCATCCGTGATATCAACAAAACGGGCATTCTGGCGCACGTTGAGCGTTTGCCCTGCCTGCGGGTTATTCACCGGCTGAAAGTTGCTGTGCTGAACGCTGACAGTGCCGAACTTGCGGAAAATATCGACCTGGCCACCGCCGGGGATCCTCAGCGGGTTCAGACCATACATTTCTGGCGGCGGCAGCAGCCGCACACGTTCAGTGAGGTCATAGGTTAGAGTGCTGAGGTTGACCGGCTGATCAAACGTCAGGGTTACCAGGCCGTTGCTGATAGTGCCGTTTACCCCGGCGCCGGTTACCGTTCCGTCATTATTGCCGCTGGCACTGAGCAGTGAACCGGCAACCGCTTGCACTTGGATATAGAGCGAGTCCAGCAGAGGATCCTGAGAGTTGAGATTGAACGCACATTCGGTTTCGCCTACCTGGCTGCGGATCAAAAACTGTATGTCACGGTCACTGTATCCCTGTTCAAATGTGACTATGCCGCCCTCATAGTCAACAATCGCAACTCTGGTGTTAAAGCTGTATAGAGCATTATCTTTCTCTGATGTAATCTTGGCGGCCCATCCGTTTGACTCTTCGTTGGCGTTACCAAAGAAGCTGCCTTCTGCGATTATCGCCCCCTGGGGCAGTGGGTCGGCCAGCATGTGTTCTTGATACACCTCTGAGCTGATATAGGCACATGACACTTCCGAGCCCAAATCCGGCTTGCGTGTCAGTGTCGCGGCAATTTCACCTGTGCCAACCGTGACCACTGCTTCCTCGTTGCCGTAGATCACGCCGCCGGAAATGAAGCTAATCACCGGCTGATAATCCACGTTCTGGTTTTCACCCTGCAGCACATCAGCCGCTGGCCAGCTGTAGCTCTGGGCGCCACTGGCTGCAGTGGTCACTATCTTGCGCACAATGCTGTTATCGCCTGCAGTGATACGGATCCCCGCCTTAGTTTGCTCAGTGACAATAGCAGGCAGCAGCTGCTGCTTGGTTTCCTTCACCGCCAGGCTGTTATCACCGGAAGCAGCAGGGGCCGTCAGCTTAGTGACACCGTGGAAAATCACATTGTCGGCCGAGTTGGTGAGGCGCAGCTTGGTGCAGTTGGCCTCACCGTTGATCAACCTGTCATGTTCAGGGGTCGCAAAATCAATCGGCGGGTCAAACACTATGTTGCCGATGTTGTTACCTGGTGCATTGGTTTCAGTCACCATCGCGTAATGAGTGCGGCGCGGCCAGTTCTTATCCTCCTGACCCTCATACTCGGTTGAAATGGCAATGATCTGCCCTACCCTGAGATCTATCCTGCGCACGTATTCTTTGCCGTTTAGCATGTAAATGCTTTCCAGATATTCGCGACTGAAAGAGTTTTGATTTGGCAGGAACCCGGGCGCCCCGGATCGAAACAGTGAACCGGCAGTAACCGATGACTCAATGGCGTTAACCATTTCCGGCATGCGGCTGGCATCATCCAAGGTTGGCGACTCCACCAGAAACAGATTGACCAGGGGATCCTGAGGGGGCGAAGACCAGAAAACGTGCGCCCCGCGCAGTGTTGCCGTATCCTGGGTGACCAGTGACGGAAACGCTTTGGCGATATCAATGGCGGCCTCAGCGTGATCCACATCGGAAATGGCCCGGAATAATTCATTCAGGATCCCCGACCGAATGGGGTTAAGAGTACGCTGGCCCCCGGCATCTTCGTTCTGGCCAAGCTTTTCTGGTTTGTAAACTATCAGATTGTTCCGATTAATCACGATGCTATGCCTCTGCAGTCAGGAATTTAAGAACGACATTGCTCAGCAGCGAGTCGCCGCCGACTGTTGGGAATAGATCCTCCCCGACAACAGCCGGGCCATCGCGGTTATCCCAGATCACATTCCAGCTGTTGCCATCGAGTTCCAATTCAAACGGGGTGAGGGTTGAATAGTTGTGCTGTTGCAGCGCTTCAAAATCTGCGCGGGTCATCCCCGAGTTGGCGGTGCCGATCACCAAGGGGAACCCGCCAGGCAAAACAAATTGCTCGTATATCAGGGACCCATTCCCGCCGCGCTCTGCCACTGCCTGAACTCGCTGCTGTTCGTTTTGGTTCAACCAGAGCAACTGCTGATGCTCTGGGATAATGGTGTCAATGCGCTGCATTAGCCCCCCTGGGTCAGTTTTGCTTTCTCGATAGAACGCAGCAGCTCGTCCAACTGATCTTTATTGGTATCCAGTTGGGTACGGCGCCCCTCAACAACCAGAGTCAGCGTGGCGTTATAGCTATTGCCGAAACTGACCTGACTGGTTGTTTGTTTGGGTTGGGCTTGCTGCTGGGTAGAAGTGGGGTTTGATTGGGTGTCGCGCTGGTTCTGCTGTTGCTGGGCTTTAACTTCCTCAGTGCGATACTTGTAAACTTTGTTCAGCGTCTGCTCGGCGCGGCGCAGTTGATCAAGCAGCTCCCTGTCGCCGGTCTTTTCAGCCTCGGCCAGCTGGCTTTTGATATCGGCCAACTCTTGTTGATAACGGCGCTTCTCAATATCGGCTTGACGACCTTCGTACTCGTCCAGCTCATCCAGCAATGAGCTGAGCGTGTCTGACGCCGAGTCTTTCAGAGCGTCCATTCTCGAACGCGCCTTATCTATTGCGGCAGTGAGCAGATCAAGATCCTGTTCGTTCAATAGCCCCAGGGTCTTGCTTGCATGTTCGGCACTACGCAGCAATTGCATGTTGGCACTGTCAGTATCGTCTAATGCTTCAACTAACTTCAGCAACTCTACACGCTGTTCGTAGTAGGCCATTTGAGCGGATTTGCTGGCTATGTCCTGCTCATACTGCCAGCG